AAATGAGTAATAAAAAAAATATTAAGGCTTTTTTTTTTATTTTTTTGTTTTTTTTTTTTTTTGTTTTGTGTGTTTGTTTTTTTTTTTGTTGTGTGGGGGGGGGGGGGGGGGGGGGGGGTTACTTTTTAGTTTCGTATGGAAAAGGTTGTATTTAGGAAAGTAAAATTTTTCCCGCCCTATTTTTGATTATTTGTAACGGATTGTAAGCGGAGAGGGGGTATTTGGTTACGGATTGCAAGTGAAAATGTGGTTATTTGTTACGGATTGCAATTAATTTTGTAGTTTTGGTTAACAACTGAAAAACTACGGAATGGCTGGAAGAGGAGATAAGGATATTTGGAAGAGGGGAAAAGGTTTTGACAAGAATCCTCAGAACATCAACAGGAATGGGCGTCCACGGAAGAGTTTCCGCACGATCAATGATGAGTTACAGAAGAAGGGAGTAGAGCCATTGGGCAAGAAGAGTTTGACTGATGCTTACGCTTTGATATTGAATGCTACTAAGGAAGAGTTGGATGTTTTGGAGCGGGATGAGAACACGCCATTGGCTTATCGGATTATCATTCAGGAGTTGGGTGACAAGAAGTTGCGGGCTAGGGCTTTGGCTGACTACCGGGATTATATGTTTGGCAAGGCTGGTAGTGTTGTGGAGCATAAGGTCCATATAGAGCAGCCTTTATTTCCTGATGTTGAGCATAGGCGTGCGTTACCTGGTGGTATAGAGGTAGATGGTGTAGTTAAGATGGAGACAACTGAGGCTGAGGTAGTTGAGAGTAGTCCTTTGACAGACAAGGAGTTAAAGCGAATTAGGAAAAAAAGTTCATCGAATTAGTCATGGTGGGATGAGTTACAAGGAGCGTGAGAAGTTATTGGGAGGGATTTATGTTGACGGTGAGGCTGAGTCTGGTTTGGCTGTGAGTGATGAGGGTGTTGTTTTGGATGAGGGGGATTATTACACGGAGGAGAGTGACATTCCTGATTTCATTAGGACTACGGCTATAGACAAGTTGAGTAAGTTGACCAAGCGTATTCGTGGTGTACCTGGAGGCACGAGTGCTGGCAAGACCTTTGGTATTATTCCTTTATTGATAGATTATGCGATCAAGCATAAGGGTAAGGAGATCAGTATTGTGAGTGAGAGTATTCCACATTTACGCAAAGGGGCGATTAAGGATTTCATAAAGATCATGCGTAGTACGGGAAGGTGGAATGAGAGGCGATGGAACCGGACTCATTTGAAGTATGTTTTTGGCAATGGGGCATATATAGAGTTTTTTAGTGTGGATATGCCGGATAAGTTGCGTGGTGCGAGGCGTGATGTTTTGTATGTGAATGAGGCGAACAATGTAAAGTGGGGGGCTTATATGCAGTTGGCTATGCGTACGAGTCGTTTTATATGGATTGATTTCAATCCGACGCATGAGTTTTGGTATCACACGGAGTTGGTTGGCGAGCCTGATTGGGAGGAGTTGATACTGACATATTTGGATAATGAGGCGGCACCTGAGGGCAGTATTTTGGAGATATTGAAGGCTAAGAAGAAGGCTGATGCAGGTGATTCTTGGTGGGCGAACTGGTATCAGGTTTATGGTTTGGGTCAGATTGGGGTATTGGAGGGTGTTATTTTCGACAACTGGGATTTGGTTGATGAGATTCCGAAGGAGGCTGTTTTGGTTGGTCAGGGCTTGGATTTCGGCTATAGTAACGATGCTACGGCCATCATCAGTATTTACAAGTGGAATGGGATGCGGATATTGGATGAGGTTTTATATTCGACAGGTTTGTTAAACACGGAGATAGCTGAGTATTTGCGTAATGACTGTTTGATTGTGGCTGATTCTGCGGAGCCTAAGAGTATAGAGGAGTTGTACCGGATGGGGTTTGATATTAAGGGGGTTACTAAGGGAGCGGATTCGATATTGTTTGGCATCCAGGTTATGCAGGGCCAGCATTATTTGGTAACGAGTCGCAGTTTAAATTTGATCAAGGAGTTCCGTAATTATTCATGGGATGAGGACAAGAATGGTGCTAAGATGAATCGTCCTATTGATAATTGGAATCATGGTATTGATGCGGTTCGGTATCATGAGATGGAGGTTTTGGGTATGGCTTTTGAGTATTTCTTTTTTTAGTGAGGGGGTTGAAAATCCGCACAGTTGCTAAACTTCCGTTTTTTTTACCTAAATTTGTTTTCAACATAAACTTAATAAAGTAAGTAATGACAGGACTCCAAAAGTTAAGGAGGCGTCTTGCGAATTTGGTTAGTCCTAGTGATACTGGGTACACCAATGAGTTTGCGAGGGCTTTTTATTCGTTAACTGGGGGGCTTTTCACTTCATACGACACAAGCGGAAGCAGTTATGTTGAGCATGGTTTTTTAAAGAATACTGCTGTTTTTAGTATTGTTCAGCAGAGGTATTTAAAGGTCCGGTCTATTCCGTATGTAGTAAAGCGTGTTGAGGATGAGGTTTCCAGAAATACTATTGATAAAATAATGAAGGGTTCTCGGGGAGACTTGTCCCCGGCTCAGTTAGCCAGGTTGAATTTCTTACAGAAGGCTGCTTATTCCGAAGAGATATTAAAAATGCCATTGAAACGTCCTAATCCTTTACAGAGTTGGGGTGATATATTTATGATGTATGAGATGTTCATGTCTTTGAATGGCAACGCGTATTTTTATATGTTGCGGAGTGGCATTGGCGGTAATGAGCCTGTTCATTTGTATATTCTGCCTAGTCATATGGTTACGATCATTTTGCGTGAGGATGCAAAGATGTTGGGTACTGAGAATCCTATTGATCATTATATGTTGACTGAGGGGGATCAGTATGCGGAATTTTCTGTTGATGATGTTATTCACATCAAGACTCCTAATCCGGTATATGGCGAGAATGGGGAACATTTATATGGACAGAGTCCTGTTATGGCTGCCCTTCGCAATATACAGAGTTTCAATGAGGCTGTTGACAACAATACCAAGACGATGAAGAACTCCGGTGCTTTCGGTTTGATTCATGGGAAGGGTAATCGTGCGTTGACTAAGGCTCAGGCAGACAGTTTAAAGGACAGGTTACAGGAGATGGATAGTGCAACGGACAGGTTGGGTCAGATCGCTGGTGTCTCTGCCGAGGTTGGGTTTACCCGCATAGCTATGACTACGGAGGAGTTGAAACCATTTGATTTCTTGAATTTCGATGAGAAGCAGATTGCGAATGCTCTTGGATGGGACACCAGGTTACTGAACCAGGATTCGGGTGCTACGTTTGACAATTTAAAGATTGCTGAGAAGCGTGTTGTTGTCAATACGACCAAGCCGAGTTTGGATATGTTGACGGATGCTTTCAATGAGGAGTTCATCCCTTTGTTTAAGTCGTACAGGGGTTCTGTTTTGTTGTTTGACTATACGGAGTTGCCTGAGATGCAGGTAAACATGAAGGATTTGGTGGAGTGGTTGAGTATGAGTTTGGACAGGGGTGTTTTATCCCGTGATGAGTTCAGGCAGGCGATTGGTTATCCGATCACCGGGGAAGATATTATGGAAATGCATACGGTATCACAATATTTGGAACCATTGGAGGAGGCTGTTACGGCCAGTTTTGCTATTGATAATGTTCCGAGGGATCCGGTTGTTGATCCTGATCAAAGTTTAATGCAATGACAAGAGATGCGTATCGCAATAAGTGGTTACGGATTTTATGGCAGTATGAAAATATGTCCAGGAAGCTGATCAGTCAGGGTTTACGAAAATCAGCGAGTAATATTCCGTTTGATGATCTGGCGAAAGCTACTTATGTAGGTGCGATCACTTCGGCTATAAGGTTATCTGATATAGATTCGGCTTACTATAGTTTATACTTATCAGTAGGGTTAAAGCATGGGGATCGAGTAGGCAAGGGCATTAATCGGGAGAAGAGTGTTAAGGTATTCAGTTCGGATTCGTTTCGGGATTTATTTACGAATGATTTGCTTGGATGGATGCGTCTTAACGGTATTCCGATGCGTATTGTTACGGTACAGAAGGGTTTGATTGATCATTTGATAGATTTTATTGGTTTGCGCGTTGGTCAGGGCGAGGCTTTTGATACGATAGTTGCCAAGTTGCAGCGATATATTTTATCGAAGCGTTTTTACAGTTGGCAGATAGA